CTACATTAGTAGCTAACAGTGCCGGTTATAGCCGTACGGAGAGCTCGATGGTAAATGATGTTGCTACTACAAGTGCAAATTGGAATACAGCATATACCCATTCCCAGGGAAGCGTAACCGACCATAATGACGTTTCCAATGCAGGTTCTGGTCAAATAATAACAACAGACGAAAGAGACAGATTTGGTAGAACGTGGACTAATGTAAGTGGTACAAGCGCTAACTGGAATACAGCCTATACCCATTCTCAAGGTAATGTAACAGATCACGGAGACGTCAGCAACGCCGGTTCTGGTCAGATCATTACTACAGATGAAAGAGATAAATTTACTCGCACATGGACTAATGTTAGTAGTAATAGTGCTAGACGCGACCGTACAGCACTATCCCTTGAAACTAATGTTGTTGGTAATAGTGCTAATTGGAATACAGCTTATACTCATAGTCAAGGATCTGTTACAGATCATAATGATGTAAGTAATGCAGGTAGTGGACAAATTATAACAAGCGATGAACGAGATCGTTTTGGTAGAACATGGACTAATGTAAGCGGTAATAGTGCTAGATGGGACCGTACAGCGTATATGGTTGAAACTGATGTTGTACCTAATAGTGCTAGCTGGAATAGAACAGAGCAATCAATGGTAAATGACGTTGTTACCACGAGTGCTAACTGGAATACAGCGTATACTCATTCTCAAGGTAATGTTACTGATCATGCTGACGTTTCTAATGCAGGTTCGGGTCAAATTATTACAGCTGATGAGCGGGATAAATTTACTCGTAATTGGACCAACGTAAGCACATCAAGCGCATCTTGGAATGATGCCGCCACTAATGCATATGCAGTAAGTGCTGACATAGCAGAGATAGCTGCGCTGAGTGCTAATTGGAATACAGCATACACAAGAAGTGATGGCACAGTAACAATACATAATGATGTATCTAATGCAGGCTCTGGCCAGATCATTACTACAGATGAACGTGATAAATTTACTCGTAATTGGACAAATGTTAGTACATCAAGTGCATCATGGAACGACGCTGCAACGAACGCTTATGCAGTAAGTGCTGATATAGCTGAAATAGCTGCACTAAGTGCCCGTTGGAATAGAACAGAAAGTTCAATGGTCAACGATGTTGTTGGTACAAGTGCTAACTGGAATACAGCATATACTCATAGTCAAGGTAATGTAACAGATCACGCCGATGTTTCAAATGCTGGTAGTGGTCAAATTATAACTACAGACGAGAGAGATAAATTTACTCGTACATGGACAAATGTAAGTAGTAATAGTGCTAATCGAGATGCAGCTTATACTCATAGTCAGGGTTCTGGTTCTGATCATAGTTTATTAGGAGCTACTGCAGGTACTGCTACTGCAAGTAAGGCTCTTATTGTTGATTCAAACAAAGACATCGATCTTGACGGAGGAGATTTAACAGCAACAAACGTTACTGTTGCAGGAGATCTGACAGTTCAAGGTGCTACTATACAAGCCGATACAGTAGTTACTGTTACGTCTGCTCTATCTGTAACTAATACAGGTACTGGTCCAGCATTGCATGTTGAACAGACTGGTAACAATAAAGTTGTTGAATTCTTAGATGATGGTACATCTGTATTCAGTATTGCTAATGGTGGTAATATATCAGTTAAATCTAGTGCAACTGTTGATGGTCGTGATATTTCTGCTGATGGTATATTAATAGATAGATATTTTGATGATTTTACAAATATTGCTAATGTAAGCGGTAAATGGAATAGAACTGAGAGCTCGATGGTAAATGATGTCGTTACCACGAGCGCCAACTGGAACACAGCCTATACCCATTCTCAAGGTAATGTTACAGACCATGCTGATGTAAGCAATGCAGGCAGTGGTGCGATTATTACAACTGACGAAAGAGATAAATTTACTCGTAACTGGACTAACGTCAGTACGTCAAGTGCTAATTGGAACTCAACATATGATCAAGTTCAAGATAGTGGTACAGATTTAAATATTGACTCTAATACTCTAGTAGTTGATAAATCCGCAGATCATGTAGGTATTGGTACTGCAGCACCAAATGAAAAATTAACTGTTATTGGTAATGTTAGCGCAACTGGTGGGCTGAATATTGGAGGAAATATAATTGTCGGCGGTTCTGTAGATCTCAGAAATGTTAATGAGG